CATCTGCCGCAAGAGCTGCTGTTTGTTTTTGAATCGTCCATAAATTTAAACCTCTATTAGACCACTCGGCTAATAAAAGATTTAATGAACGACGAGCGGTTTTAAGTTGATAACCAGTACGATTTTGCAAACCGCATCGTTCAAAAGCCTCTTCAACTATTTCATCAATGGATAAATTAAAATCCGCTGTGCTAGAATAAGTGGGCATTTAATTATTTTGCAAGGCCCATACCACGTTTAGCGACTCCGCCACCACGTTTATTGATAACTCCTTTGCCTTTTCCACTTCCAAATTTACCGTAAGACTCATCTCTACTAGCTTTTAATTGTTTTTTAGTTCTTTTCTTTTTAATACGCATAGCGATAGATTCATCTTTTCTATCTTTATAGCCTTGTTTTTTCTTACCAACTGGACCACCGTCTTTTAAACCCATAGCCATTCTTTTATGTTGATTGATGGCACCGCCACCTCGTTTTTTTGCAATTTTTTTCTTGCCCATCATGATAGACCTCCATTGATCTTTTTGTATTTATCTTCTCTAGATACTACGACGTCTCGATAATATCCTTTAGGCCATTCCCTATAATAACCTTGTTTATGTAATTTATCAGAAGCTTGCTGTAATTGCGAGAACTTTTGTACTAACATCATAGAATATTTAAGGTTACTTAAAATTTTTGGTGCCTCTCCTTCAGGGTTAACTAAAAACTCTTGATCTTTGGGGGTTGCTGGGTTTGAAGGATGAAAACTCATAAAGTAGATATCATCTTTATTATGCCAATAATTGTACTCTTCTGTGGCTAAATGAAGCTCATCAGGAGAATAACTATAATAAGGATCGCAAAATATTAAAATTTCTTTAATATTAAAGTTTAAATTATCTATGTGTGTGTTTAATTCTTTTTTATAAGTAGATCCTTTGGTTTTTACCTCTACCCAAACTTTTTTATCTAGCCATGCTTTTTTAGCAAAAGGGCAAGCAGGAAAACCTCCTAAGTGAATATTAGGAACTTCTAAAAAATGTTTTGACCAGAGCCTAACATCTTCTATTATCTCTTCCCTTGTCGGTTGTATTTTTTCCATGATTTTAATTTATGTTTATTTTTAGGTTTAGATCTTGAAGAATTACCTATACTTGTTCTTTTCTTTATAGGAGTAAAATAGTCACTCCTTGTAGTAATCTGAGCCATTTTTTATAAATAGGTTATTGCGCCCGCAATCCATAAAGCAGCAAAACAAATATATGCTATAGTTACTGGTTCCATTTTTCTTTTGCTCTAAGTGTCCAGGCTTTCATAGCTTCCTTGGTTATTTTTTCATCAACTAAGTTAGCACCCTCTGGTATCTCATTATATAATTTTAACACTTCTCCATCCTCACTTATTTCTACGTAAGCAGGACCACAAAAAGCGTCTTTAGGAAAATCTTTATTTTTCTTTAACATTCTTTTTTCGTATAAACATTCACCTGCATTAGACATTGGAATATATTGTGTCATTTGTGTTTCCTGATCATTCATATTTCCAAATACAAATAAAATTATAACTGCTACAATTTTCATTCGGGCGCTCCATTAGCTCTAACTTTGTCCTTGAGCAATTCCACGTCCTTCTGCATTTTCGTTACCTGTTCTCTTAGGAACTCGATATTCACTTTATTATGCATCATACTCTCAAGTTCTGCTTCCATTGTAGCATTTTTAGTTCCAAGCCATTCCAAAATCATCGTCTGCTCCATATCCACAGGCGTTTGCTCAGCTTTTTTTAATAGATCAGCTTCCATTAATTGTCTTGCAGTCTCAAGTTCTGTAATTCTTTGAGTCAAATCGCTGTATGCAAAGATTCCAAGTGATATGGCTGCGATGAGGCCTAAAAGGTTTCTAACAGGCATGCTGATCGCTGTGTTATCTGATATTTTCATTTGTATCCTTTCTGTTATATATTTTTTTACTCTCTACAACTTTTGATTTATATTGAGGTGTATATAATTCTTTAGCAACAGGATTATTTTTTTTCATAGCCCTATTGCGTTTTGTTTGAAACCATCTGTATTGTTTATTAACCATTATCCACCAAGAGGATTTTCTAGCGCTCTTTTAATTCGCTTATCTATCTTTTCCTCTAACTCCTTTTGTGATTGTTTTATTTTTTCTTCTAATTTTTTCATATCATCTTCTAAAGTATCAATTGTAGATTTTAAATCTTTAGCATTATCTCTAGAATCTTCTTTTACTTGTTGCTCAACATCATTAACAATTGATTCAACTCTACGCACATCTTGTCTTAAATCATTTTTAAGTTCATTGGCTACATCAGATACTAATTTTATTTCTTGCATCATCATTTCCATTTCACCCATTAACATTTCTATTTCTGTTTGTAATAGTTCTGTTTTACTAGACATTTCTTCTTTTGTCAGTGCAATATTTTTATCAAACTCGGATAAATCGGGAGCTACATAATTTTGTATTTGTTCTTTCATATTGAGGTAATCTTTATAAAATTCAAAACCACCCCATAATCCACCACCAAGTGTAGTGAGTGCGGTAAGGACTACAAAGATTTTTCCACCTTTGAATTTAAGTCCCGCAAATTCAACCTCTGCCATTGCTATTCCGAATCCGTCTGCCATTGGGACATAATCATTTCATTCATTAATCCTTCACTTCCAGCAAATAGATAATATTGTGCTATGTTATTATTAGTTAGTTGGGTATCGGGTAGCATATAATCTGTAAAAAATCCTTCTCTGTCATTTAATTGTTTTTGTGAGTCAAAGAAATTTTTGGTATTTCCTAAAACTTGCATTACTATTAATGTTTTTAACTGATTTGTTGAATCATATCTACCCTTATCCCCCATCTTTTTTACTATCTTTTTAGCAGCTTTTTCTTTCTTAGATTCTGGTTTTTTTATTTCTTCTTTGTCTTCAGCCTTATCTTCTGCTTTATCCATATCTTCTTCGCTTCCTTCATCCTCACTAGCCTCTGGTGAGCTTTCTTCAACCTCTGGCTCTTCTGCCATTTCTTCTTGAGGTTCATCAACAGGTTCTTCAATAGGTTCATCTTGTACCTCCTCTGTTTCCATTTCTGGTTCAGGTTCCATAGTAGGTTCAATTTCTACTTCCTCCATTTCTGGTTCTGGCATTTCCATTTCTGGTTCTGGCATTTCCATATCTAAGTCAGCCATTTCCATCTCTGGCTCTGGCATTTCTAAATCAGGCATTTCTAAATCCATTTCCATTTCTAGTTCCATCTCCATTTCATATTCTACAGTTGCAAGTTCCATTTCTTCCATATCAATGTTTGGCATCTCAAAGTCCATTTCCATTTCAAAGTCCATTTCAAAGTCCATTTCCATTTCTACCGTTTCATAGGACATATTCATATCAGGTTCTTCAAACTCAGGTTCAAAATACATGTCATCACCAGGCGCTTCTACAACATTATTATGTTCAAATATATTTTCTACGATATCTATAACTTCTGTCTCTGTACTGCCACCGTATGCTACCCACATTTCAACGCTCAGTATATGTTCTGTAACTATTGTAGAAATTACATTGTAAAGTACATTTATTTGTACATCATCAAATAGCGGTCCAATTGCCAGGTTGATATCACGTCCACCTACCTCTACAATTAATTTTGTAATTGTTCCTGCAAAATCAAATCCGCCTGTGTATTCTTGATAACCACTGGTTACACCAGATTCAGATAAAATGTCAGTGCCTTGAAATATATTTGTATTACCATTACGTCCTGTAATATGCATATAGATACGATCTTGAGGATCTCTTTTATCAACTTTTATAGAATAATTAGTTCTGCCACCATTTTCTATATCAAGTTCAGATATATCTATTGTATTAATAAATGTTGTACCCATTCCAGATACACCCATTGTTGATGTGCTATTTCCACTACCTGTTATTTGTGCACATTTATCTGCACCAAGATTGTAGCAACTATTACCAGACGGCATATTAGCAGGCCCTTGGCCTCCCCAGTCCAAATCCATGTCCCCTTCATATTTAGATGATGAAACATATCCAGCATCTCCATCAAGTATATCTCCTGAATCTGGGTTTGTAGTAGTTACTGTTGTGGTTGTAGTGGTAGTTTCTGTTGTGACTGTATAGCCATCAGCCTCATATTCAATTGTTTCTACTTCATCTATGACAATTGTTTCTTCAACACCTGGAGTACATAATCCTGTTGAGGTAACAGGACATTCTGCTTTAAGGGAAGAAGGCCACAATGCCAGAGTGCATAGCCATACCAGCAATAATAAATTTGAAGAGTTTTTGTCCATCCGTTAATCCAGTTGTTTGTTGTTCTTTTTGTTCTATTTCTATTTTCTTAAATACTAATGATCCTTCAGGAACCATATCAATATTTTCTGTCCATCCTTTTTTTGCATCTTCTCCTATAGCACCCATGTAAGGACAGTATGTCCCTGCCATATGCATAGCGTCAAATACTCTTGGATCAGCACATAATGTTGATACCGCAGCAACTTTCATACCCATCGAATAGAGAGATCTAGATAATTTTATTCTTTCACAGTTTTCATCAGTGATTGTGATTCCCGTCGCTACACCTAATATCTGGGTTTGGACCGCGGTCGACGCTGCAGTCTTACATATGTCTGAATTGTTTACAACGACACTTGGTGCATTTGCAGTAGGTACCGACTTATCCGTTACAACCGTACTAGACACCGTGTTCGTATCAGCACCTTTAGCACTATTTATTGCGCTAAAAATTAAAACAAAACACAATAGAAAAAAAAGTATTCTCATTTAACATTTCCATCTTTTCCTAGCTTGTCTTAATCTAGAATTAGGATTTTTAGCTGCCCCAGGAAATTTTTTCATTTGACCAGCACTTCTGGCACAATATGATTTGCGTCGATTTGCAGACTTTGAGCCTGGTTTAACTTTACCAGTAACTGCTGTTTTTAATTTTGAACCAGGATTATCTCGACGATATTTGTTTACCCCAGCTTTAGTCATTCCCGCCCCAGACTTTGTGGAGCGGAAATATTTTTTTGTTCTGGGTGGCTGTTTATCAGCCATAAATTACATTAACTTTCGTAGCTTGATTAAAGAAAACATAAAGATCGGTATCAAATTTTAATCCCATTTCAGGAAAATCAATTTGAAGAATCTCATCTTCTCCAGAAGCAATAGCAGGAGTAACTTGAGTAAATTTAACAGTTCCACTTGAACCATTATCTATCAAATCAACTCTACCTTCCGTTCCACCGCATTGAACAGTTAATCCTACCACACGTGCTGGTGCACTAAGAGTATTAGTTCCTGCACTTACTTTAGTTGTAACTTGACCACTTGCAGTCT